TTATTCTCCATTCGATCAACAAGCAATGAATAGTATGTATTCTGGTATTGGTGGTTATAAGCCATATTTAGATTTTCAAAAAGATGCTTTGCTTGAAGGTATGGGAACTATTGGAGACAGAAGAGGGCTAATAAATGATGCTCAAGAAGGTTATTTAAGAGCTGGAGAAATGGAACAGCCTTATTTATCTCAAGCAGAACAACAGTATGGAATGGGAATGGGCGATTACATGTCAAGTCTTGGCAGACAAGGGCCATCAGCTAGAGACTTTCAAAGAGCTTCTTTACAAGGTTTTGATCCACGTTCTACAGCTGCTTATAACAATCCTTTTGAAAACCAAGTAGTACAACAAACAATAGATGACGTATTTAAACAAGGCGAGATATCTGACATAGGCCAGCGAGCTAGAGACATTCAATCAGGTGGACAGTCTGCTTTTGGTTCTAGAGCGAAGCTTGGAGCTGAAGAAAGAAGAGCAGCTTTAGGTAGAGGCTTAGGTGAAGCTTTATCTGGTATACGTTCTAAAGGCTTTGATACAGCTCAAAGTAGAGCTATGGATGAATCAAGATTTGGCAGAAGTGCTTTAGAAAGAGCTGGTCAAACAGAAGCAGGATATGGAAGAGATATGCTAGGAGCTAGAAGAGGATTTGCTAGTGATATGATGGGCATTGGTTCTAGAAGAGGCGATATTGCAAGAAGAGGCGCTGGAGATATGTTAGGAATATCTGGAGAGTTAGGTGGCATTGGAAGAGACTATGCAAATTATGGCAGAGATATGGGTGATCTAGGTGGTAGATATCAAGATATGGGAAGAGATGAAAGAAATGAATTATCAAGATACGGTCAAGATGCTAGAGGAATGAAACAAAGACAAATAGATGCTCAATACGAAGCTGATGAAAGAAACAGATTTAGAGGAACAAAAGCTGTAGATTACATGAGAGGATTTATGCCTCAGTATACGCCTGGCGGAACTCGTATTGATACTACATACGGTATGCCTCAAGATCCAAGTGCTTTAGGACTAGGGGCATTCTTTAATGCTTACAGTAATTATGGCGGACAGTATGGCAATCAAAATCAAAATACAGGAAATACTCAAACTGGTTAATTATGAACATATTAAATAGAAAGATGTTTGTCAACGGAGGCCCAGCTCAAACAGAGCCAAATCTTTTAGAGTCAAGTCCTTTGGAGCCAAGCATACTTGAAATGATTGGTTACTATGTATCTCAAGGTTTGAATGCTGTAGATATAAAACAAGAGTTACCAGATTTAGACATGAATCAAATAGAAGCAATGGTGGCTCAGTTAGGTGGAAGTGTTAATCCAGCAGTGCCAAGTCCTGATTTTAAAGATATGTTCCCTGGCATTGAAAATCCGTATGAAGAAGTGTTTGATAAAAGATCTTCACTTCCAGAAACTGTGCTTACAGCAAATCAAGATGGCATGACAACAATGAATCCAAGCTTCCCGCCAGAACCTGAAGCGCCACAAGACCCTAAACTTCCTTTTGCAGATTTAGAAAATATAATAAATAGGTTAAAAACAAGAAGAGAAGAAATTTCTGCTCAAGCAAACCAAGGTTTAAATAGAATGTTTCCTGATAGACTTTTAAAAGATTCAATGGGAGATATTTTACCTGTTGGCTCAACTATAGAAGATTATGATACAGCCATTACAAAACTTGAATCTATATTGCAAAGTTCAAAAGCAGGATATGGAATGTCTCCTCAATCAGTTCCTGAAAATATAAATATAGACGAGATGATGATGGCCCCTAGCAGGCCATCTCCCCAAGATCCATTAACAATAGACAATGACCTTCCAGAAATATCAGAAATTGGTGCTAATTCTAGTTTATCAAAATTGCAAATAAAAGATAAAAAAACTAACTCTACATATAGTTTACCTGTTAATTTTGAACAACAAGTTAAAGATGGCACAATTGGAGGAATGACTTTATATTCAATAATTAACAATAGAGATTTTGAATTTAGTCCAGATGTAGCTGTTATTTTAGAAAATTTTTCTGAAATGGATGAGCCTTTTAGAATAAGTCAAAAAATAGGAGGATCTTTTGAAGAAAGAAGAGGCACATTTGCTAGTCCTGGAGATTTTGGTTATGGCGCTCAAGAAATAGGCAGACAGTTTGGCAATATAGCAAGTCCAATAGCTGAAGGTATAGCAGGATTTTTGGGAGAACTTGGTGGTGGATCTAGAGGTAGAAAAGCGGCTAAAGACTTTATTCCAGATATTGATATATCAAAATCAGATATAGGTTTGGCAAGATTATTGCAAATACCTGGAGTATCTTATAATTCTCCAGAAGTATATGATGCAACAAAAGATTTAGAAGATATAGCAGCAGATGATGCTAAAAGTAAAGAAAAGATAGCTGCTGAAGAAATAGTTGCTGAAGAAGCTCCTACTACAGATGATGATGCAGCAGGAACTCCTACTACAGACCCAACAACAGGAGATGTAAAATCTACAGACCCAAAAGGTACTGGCATTGAACCTGGAGAAGATTCAGAAGAAGACAGCCCAATAGGTTTTAATACTATTAATGAAGACGATTCAGATGCAGAAGAGATAGCAAATTCTATATTTAATAGTAAAGATAATCTTAGATTAATGAGAAACGTTGGTAAAGCTTTAACTCAATATGGAAACTTTGCAGAAGGTATAGGAGTTGGTACAGCAGCAGCAGCAGAAGAAAGAGTGTTAGAAGAACAATTAGAAGCTCAAAGAAGATCAGAAGAAGCAATAGCTGGAGTTGAGCCTTTGTTAAAACCATCTGATATAAAAGGCCTAGATCTTATGGCCAAAGAATTAAACACAAATGTTGGATTTTTTGAAGGTGGAGAAGCGTCTATTGCTATTATGAATGATACTATTTCTCTCTTTGAAGAAGCTGTAGAAAACAATGTTAAAATAACAGGATTACCAGGCAGGTTTGAAAGATTTAAAGATGAAGCATCTGCTTTTGTAGGTTATGACAAAGAAGCATCAGCAGCAACAAAAATTCAAAACATGATAGAACAAGTAAAACAAAGAAGCATTAGAGCAATATTACAAGAATCTGGAAGAACTATATCTGACACAGATAGAGATATTGTTAATAGAGTATTTGGTGATTTAGACTTAACCAGTCCCCCTGGAGAAATTTTGAAAAAACTTAAAAATGCTAGACAAAGCTTAGTAACTAGTAATATTGACAAAAGAGATACAATTTCAACTACATATAAACTAATGCAAAATCCAGCTTACGGAAATGTAGGAACAGATGCTGTTAGCAGCTATAAAGATTTATTAGAAAAAATTATAAATACTAAAGATTATAGTTTTAATAGTCCAATAATTCTTGGCAATACAGATTTAAATAGATCCTCTGCTGGCATATTTATAGATACAACATAATGGAAATATATGATGTCAAGTTAGCTGAAGGGGTCGTAGTTAGAGTTAAAGCTGGCAACCCAAAAGACGCAAAAGCTAAAGCTTTGGCTGCTGTTGCTAAAAGAGAAGGCTCTAAAGCATACGACAAAGTATTTTTTGATTACAAAACAGGCATACAAGATAATTCTTTAAGAGCGTCATTATCTGTAGCTGAAGATTTTTATGACGAAACTGGTAAATATGTATCTGAAAAAGAAAACGTATTAAAAGATTATGTAGGCTCTGGTGGATTTATTAGAGATTCAAAAGGAAGCATAGCTTTAACGCCTTTAGGTCAATCAAGAATTGGATTAAAAGCTTCTAATAAAAATATTGTTATTGATGAAAACAAACGTTTTACTTCTGGAGATTTTGCAGATATGGCTGGATATGCTGGCCCTATTCTTGGTTCAGTAGCCGCAGTTAATCCTTATATGAGAGGAGTTAAATTTTTAAGAGGACTTTTAGGCTCTGCTGTTGGAAGACCTTTATTAGTTGGAGCAGGAGCTGCTGGTGGTAAAGGAGTAGAAGAAGCTAATGAAATGCAAAGAGGTTTGCAAATGCAAAACGAAGAAGAAATTGCTGGCATGCTTAAAGATGAAGCTCTTTTAGGTTTTGTTGCTCAAGGAGCTGGAGAGGCATTAGGCGGTATATTCGCTACTTATTTTGGTAAAACCGCAGATGTTGGTGCTATTAGAGATTCTAAATTTTTAATGGAAGGTTGGGATTTAACAGACATATTTAGAATAGACTCACAATTAGCAATTAAAAAAAATATTTTAGATCCAGCATCTAAAAAAATAGATCAGTCTTATAAAGCTAGCAGAAAAGAAGTTTTAAAAGAGCTTAAAAAACAAAAAATTAAACCTAAATTCAAAAACACTCGAGGTATTGTTACTCAATCGGCATTAGGAAGAAGCATACCAGCAAGGGGTCAATCTATTGCTGAAGCAGTAACAGGCTCATCAAAAAGAGAAAAATTAGCTACTAATAATTTATTAGCACAAATGAATAGATTTTTTGAATCTGTTGGCAAAAAAGATGCAACAGTAGATGAATTTATATCATCTGGAGTTATTGGAAAAATAGCAACTACAGAATTTAAAAAAGCAACAAGTAATTTTCAAGGAGCGGTAAATCAAACAGATAACCTGCTAGATGATTTATTAAAAAATATGCTTGATGAAATGAATACTGTAAGATTTTTAAACTATAAAGGTTTAGCTAAAGAAGGTGCAGTATTAAAACAAGAATTACAAGATATTATGTACCAAAGTTATACTACATGGAGTAAAAGCAATAACAAAATGTATACAGCAGCAGAAAAAGCATTAAAACAAAACATTGGTGATGAAACAATAACAAAAGCTTTACAAGCAGAAAAAGGTAGATTTAAAGAAATTCTTGATGACTTTAATACTCAAGACGAATTTTTCCAATATTCGGGAGCAACTTACAAATATATAAAAGATTTATCAGAAGGTAAAGTAGATAATTTACAAAAACTTATAAATGCTAGAAAAGAATTTGCAGCAGTACAAAATGATCTTTATAGCAGAGGAAAATCAAGTGGCAGCATTTACAGAGCCGTTAAGGCCGCAGATATTGGTGTTAAAAATTTACTTGATTCTGTAGGAACGGGAAATGCTTTCCTTGGTAAAGGTGTAACTAAAGAATCTATAGAAAAATCACAACAAGCTTTAAAAATTTTTAACGAAGCTACTCAAAATTATGCTTCGACAGTAGGTAAATATCAAGGCACTGTTTACAAAGACATAATTAATAAAATTAAAGCAGCTAAGGGAGGCAATGGAAAATTAGACCCAGAAGAAATATTTGGTTTTATTGATGATCCATTAAAAGGCGACCAAATAAAAGAAATATTAAATGCTGTAAATCCTGATTTAAAAGAAGTTTATAGAGGACAACTTACAGCTTTATTATTTAAAAATGCTATTGCAGATAGTGTAGATCCAGCAACAAAATTAATAAATCCTGTTTCTCTTAGCAAAAACATAATGAAATATGATAATAAAGGCGGAAACTCTACTTTAAAAGAATTGTTTGGGCCAAAATATAGCCAAAATATAGCATTGCTTAAAGACATAAATGCTCTTAAACCTAAAATTACTCATAAAGAAATGAAAAATTTTATGTTGCGTTTAGAAACAAATCCAGAAAAATTTATAATGACTTCTAACCCAAATTTTAAAGGAGGTATGATTCCAGAAATTGATACTGCAAATAAAATTTTAGAAACTTTTAAAAAAAGAGCAACAATTGCTCAAGATGCAGAAGCTTTTAGCAAAAAACAATTTATGAGAAATGTAAATAATGAAACTCCAGAAAAAATTGTGCAAAATATTTTTAGGCCAAATTCCGCAGCAGATATAAAATATTTAAAACTTAACATGAAACCGTATAAAAGAATAAATCCAGAAACGGGAGTTGAAGAAATAGTAGATACTTTTTCTTTAATACAAGAAAATGCAATGGGTCAATTATTAACAGATGCGGTAAGTGTCGGAAAATTAAAAACAAGCGCTAAACTTTCAGATATATTTAAACCAAATCAATTTAGAAATGCTTTGGAATCATACGGAGATGAAACTCTTGAAGCTATGTTTGGTAAAGAACAATTAATTGCATTTAAAGCATTACAACAATCATTAGATTTACAGGTAGGTGCTGCTAAAGGATTAACAGCTGGTGGAATTGTTGCTGGAGCTATTGGAGCGCAAGCGCTTAATATATCTTTAATGCCAACTATTTTAGGTTTAAAAGTTTTTTCACTTGTTTTCTCTAATCCTAGAATTGTTAAACTTATGGCAAATACTGATACAGGATCAGTAATGGCAGTCTTAGAAGCTTTTACACAAGCAGCAAGACTTGCAGGAGCTAAAAATATTTATGACAGTACAAGTGGTGTAAAAGAGTCTATTACACAAGAAATGAGACAACAAATAGAATCACCAGAAAATCAATCGGCAGCAGAGGAATTAAGAGGTCAAGTAGAGCAGGTAACAAAACCTCTTTTAAATGCTATACCAGATTTACCAGACATTATGCCTACAAATCCAACAGCTCAAAACAACCAGGCTCCTATAAGCAGAAGTTTATTAGGTGGATCTTCTCTTAATGAAGATATAGCTCAAAGCTTAGGCAGACTAGCTTAGTCATCAAAGAACTCAGGATCAATCGCCACAATACGTTTAGTTGGCCTACCTGTAGTTTTAGTCTTAACATCTTTCTCTTGGATTTCTCCAGAGTTTTTAAGTCTTTCTATAATCTCTTTGACTTCGTATGACTTCATACTTCTAAAGATTTCACGTCTATCTATATCACGCTTACTTATACCTATCTCACCTTGCGATCTAATAAAGCTTAATACTTGCTTGATCTTGCCTTCTGTTTCAGATCCAGCTACCTTGTCTTCACAATTATCTACAAGCAGTTGGTCATAGTAATAAACATAATCAATAGCCCATTTAGTCATATCACTTTTAATAACTTTGGCTTTAGGGTTATCAGCTAATGCACAGATCAAAGCTAATCGCATAGCTTTCTCCCTAGTCCTTGACAGCAATACCTCTAAACCATCTTTCTCTAGTAAGTCTTGTTCTTCTATAAGTTTGTATGCAAGCTTAGTTAGTAGCTCTTTGCTTTCATCGTCAAAGACAAGCAATCTTTGTTTAAAGTCCATTTCTGAATTGTTCTTAGCAAGGTCTTCCATTTCATTCTTAGTCTCACGAACCTGTCTAACCCACTCACATATTTCATAAGATGGTTCTATAAATGGCACCATTCTGCCTACAACTCTAGGCAACTTAGACTCAACTACAATAAATCTATTTAAGAAGCCGTCTACAATTCTTCCTGTAGATAGAGCGCCATAAAAATTCTTAGGCACACTCATACCCATAAGTGTTATAGCTGGTTTAATAGTTGATCTATCCATAGCTTCTTCTTGTTGTTTGCTAGACATATTCATAAGCGAATAGTTATCAGGTCTGATAGTGCCATGACAACGGCCCCATGACTCCATGAGAACCTGTAGGGCATCTTCTTTGTTAGAGTTAGATGACTTGGCTATACTCTCTAATCTCTTGCCGAACTCGTCCATTACAGTAATATGCGTTGGTCTGTGACGTAGCAAACTATAAACAGCACCACTTGAGGTATAACCATCTCCAGCCATAAGATCAGAGTGACCTGATGCGTCTAATATAGACTCAATAACAGTCTTGGTATTCTCTTTACCTTGGCCTGATTTGGCGATACACATGAAATATAAAGATGAAAAGTTATTCATGTCTGTCTTATACATACGTCCTGCTGCAACTGATGCAAGACCTAAAGCTGACTGCAAGCTCAATGCTGGTTGAGCTATCTGCGCTATGCTTTCAGAGTATTCATAAATATTTTTAAGTATGCCAGGTGGTGAGTATAGGTTGTCTGGTTCTTTGATAACCCTGTTCTTTGACATGTAAGTTGGAGCGGCTTGGTTCTTACGCTCATGGGTCTTCATTATAGAATTTACAGTTGTAGCTATTTCCGTATCATTTAAAGGTGGTTTGTTTGTTCTGTTCCATGACTGTAAAAAGAATTGTGTAAAGTCCGTATTTAATCCTTTTGCTATTAAGTATCCCGCTAACCTTGCTGCCGTATCATTACGACTGCCTTGTGCTGCGGCTTCTAAAGATAATGGTGTGGCAATAGGTTTGCCATTGATCTTATCTGCGCCTGTTACTTTAATCCAATCCTCGCGACTAAAATCTGGTAGATCTCCCGTATCGTGTAGTTCCCAATCTGGTATGACCTGTGGATCATAAATAGCGCCAGTAGCATGAATATTATAGGGGGCTATAATCAGACCACCGACGCCTCTTATATCAATGAGCTTCGCAGGATCGAAATCCGCAGTTCTCCTTGCAACATAAGTCGTGAAATTTTCAGGGTTATTGTAGTAGTAGTGCATACCCTTACCAGTAGCTACCTTTAATGGGGTGACTGGTAAATTATTGGCAGCCCATATAACTGCCTCTGGTGTATCTGCATCTATAACTAAAAACTTTCCAGTTACCAGAGCCACAACTAAATCATTGCGTCCTTTAAACCATCTGTTTATGTCTTCTGTTGTTGGCTGTTCTCTCTTATACTTTTCCCAACTACCTAGTCCTTTTGGTGGGACCTTATTATGGCGTTGTAGCGGAACTACACTAAATCCTGATTCCGCATAAGCAAGCGCTAAGTCCAACGCAGAAGATTCTGCTGTTGCTTTGACATTGAACACTTCTGTTATTCTTCAAATGTAGTTTCAAGTGATCCATAGATAGATTCAAAGTCTAGCTTGCCATCTGCTGCTTTAATTATCTTCTTTGCCTGTTTTATAGATGGCTGACGTTGGCCATATCTCCAGGACTTTGCTGTTGCTTCAGAACATTCAAATAATTTTGATGCTCCAGCATTACCTATATAGGCAATATAATCTCTTAATGATATACGTTTCACTTCTCTCTCCTTGTATTCTGGTTCTAATTTGTTAGCATATAAGACGTCTAAATCTTTTTTACATAACTCTTGGACCCTGTATAAATAATTCACTTTCCACTGATTTTTATCTACTTCGCTCATAGTTGCTTTTTGTAATAAATTTATTTTGAACTAAAAGTATACAGACGAAAATTTGTTCTGTATACTAATATTTTATCTTTTGGAGGATACAATATGAGCGATATTATAAGTCGTATAAAAAGTCCTAGTGATTTAGTAGAATCGCAAGGCGCTAAACTTCTGGTGTACGGAATCTCTGGTGGTGGTAAAACATCTCTATGTCAAACCGTTCCAGGTAAAACTCTTGTCATTAGTATGGAAGCAGGTTTGCTATCTATTAAAGACGCTAAGAATGTAACTGCCATCGAAGTCAAGGAGGCAGCTGAGATAGAAGAGATCGCTGTGTTACTTGAAAGTGGTCAGTTAAATTACGATACTGTGTGTTTAGACAGTGTGACAGAAATGTCAGAGATCGTATTAGCAAACGAGTTAAGAAAAAATAAGGACCCAAGAAAAGCATACGGAGAAGTCATACAAATAATGACTAAGACTATGCGTAGATTTAGGGACCTACCGATTCACGTTGTATTTATTGCTAAACAGCAAGAGGTACGTGACGAAGCTACTGGTAAAATACATTATCAACCAATGATGGTTGGTACTAAACTACCTACACAAATTCCTTATTTCTTTGATGAAGTCTTATGTTTAAGAATATTTGATGTTGAAGATGATAAGGGAAACAAGTCAACCGAACGGTGGTTGCAAACAGCTCTTGGCGCTAATTACATCGCCAAGGACAGAAGTGGCAAGTTAGAGAACCTCGAGGCTCCTAACCTGTCGGATATAATAACTAAGTTAGGATTTAAAGGAGAAGTATAATGAATGACTTTGATGGAATAGATTTCACTAATGTGGAATCAGAAATAGAGGCTTCTAAGCCTTATATACCGAAAGGTGATTATAACTGTATTATTTACACGTGTGAAAAATACATGTCTGCTGCTGGCAATGAAAGCATTAAGCTTGAATGTAAAGTGCATGAAGAGCCAATGTATAACGGCTGGGTCCTGAGAAAGTATTTTTCTCTTTGGCATCCTAAAGAAGAAGTTAGAGGCTATGCAGCTTCTGATTTTAAACGTTTGCTAACTGCTGCTGGTATGCAATCTGCACCAGATAATGCTACGGACCTGGTAGGTAAAACCCTAATCGTAACTGTTTCAGAGAAAGATAATAGTGATAATCCTAACGAAGATTATCGTGAAACATCTAACGAAATAGTGGCTTTTAGAACTCCTAAAGATGACGGCTTTACTCCTTCTACTGAAGCAAGTATACCGCCAAGCATGGGAACTAAACCTTCGCTATAAGATAATAGGCTCGCTAGGGGTCTTCAAGGTAAGTGTATACTCCGTAAATACATTGATAATCCTAACCTAGCATTTACTTATGAAACCACAATCAGCAAAACAAAAAGGCCGCAAACTACAGCAATGGGTTAGAGACAAACTCATAGAGCTTCTGGACATACATCCAGAGAATGTAAGATCAACTTCAATGGGAGCTGGTGGCGAGGATGTGATTATGAGTAAAGAGGCAAGAGATGCCTTTCCTTACTCTATAGAATGTAAATGTCAGGAAGCTTTAAATATTTGGAAGGCTTACGACCAGGCCTCAGCTAACTGCGGTGAACATGAGCCATTAGTTATTATTAAAAGAAATAGATCTAAAACTTTAGCTGTAGTAGAAGCTGAATACTTTATCAATCTGCACAAATACTAACATGGCAAAAAAATATATACACGTAAACCAACACAAAATTAAAGCTAATTTAAAACATGGCACTAATGAGCCAGTAATAACAATTAAAGAAGGTAGAACAAATACTTACTGCCACGAAGTAAAGATATTAGGCAAATCTACAGTAAAGTATGGAGGATCTGGCAAACCTATACTTTCTTGTGGAGCAAGGGTTGTTATAGAAACCGAAGCTCCTTACGTAATAATAGAGCCTAGTGATAAAATAAACTGCGAAATAATAAACAAAGACTAAACTCTTTGCCACTCATCATTAGGCATTGATTTGTCTTGTTCTTCTACTTCAATTAACATATTAAGATACCATTGAGCTTTCTTAAGTCCAATTAATTTATCTTTCTTTTCATAGCGCCAGATGTATTTGAGGATATTACCTTTACAATAACCAGCAAAAGCTTCAGGCGTCATACTGGCCTCTATTGCATCAATGCACTCTATACCGCCTTGTTTATAATGATTTGGGTTTACTGGATCATTCATTGTTCAGTTCCTCTGCATGTAAATTAATAAGTTGTTTACAAATTTCACCCGTTGTAACTCTTCTGCCTGCCTGCTCAGAATAATAATTTCTTAATGCAGTTAGGTTTTGGCTTGTAATTGGATCTATTCTAAACTGCACACCTTGGGTATTTTGTTTTTCTTTCTTAAATTGTAGTTTCATCTTCTTCTCCTGTATAGTTTGTTTCCCTTTCTTTGAAGGGACCATTCTATTAATCTATCTAATAACTTTGTTAAATATTTCAGCATTACTCTTCCAGGTCTAAGGTAACAATACTGCCTGAGTTATAAATACTTGTTATACCATCATCTAAATACTTATTATAAGCATCTAAAAAGGCTTGCATCTTTTCCCAAGCTATATCCATTTGTGCATCTGTAATAACAAATATCTTACTGGCATAAGGTGGGAACTTCTCTTGCGCAACAAAGGCAAACTCTTTAACGTCATACCCAGCTTTCTGCATACCTCTACGATACCAAGCTGCTTGCATGTCATAACCCCAATGCTTTACTGAAGCAGCAAACTCTGTAGGATCACATGACTTGGTAGTCTTGTAGTCAACGACATAGATTGATCCAGGCTCAGCAGGTTCTTTAAAGGGTGGGCAAATTAAGTCAGGTCTGCATTTACAAAGCACTTTGTCTTCATACCAAAAGAAACTGGCCTCTGGCAACTTGCCGTCTGCTTGTAGATACATGTTAGCCTCATCAATGATATTGGCTTTCATGCCTCTAATATGATTATCTTCTGCATCTTTAATGACACAATCATAGCGCTCTAACATATCAACCTTGTTCTCTTTATAGACTTTGGTGTATGGCGATCCCATTAATACAGCCACCTCATTCATATATACATCTTCGCCTTCTACTAACATATAGTGAGCAGCCGTACCAAAGTTCATAGCATCTGTGGTCTTTTGTTCCTGGGTTACAGCATGGAGCTGTGAATGACCAAACTTACGTAAGGTGCTACTGCTTATACCAACTTCTGAATGATATATTTCATTGGGTATATCTGCATATACAAGAGCATCTCCTCTAACTTCGTGGGGATAGTCTGCTAATTCTGTTATTTGTTCCATTTCTTTTTCTTCTCCTTTTTTTCTTCTGTTACATTTTTTAATTCATAGTATGGCTTATCGCGTGCGCCAAATATTTTTTCAAAGTTCTCGTCAAACTTATTGCGATCTTGTGTTCTATCTCTACTGCCTTTACTCATTAGAATGGTATCTCCTCGTCCCATGTATGTTTAATTGACTCAGGGCCATCAAGTGATCCTAAGTCCTTATCATATTTAATTTTGATGTCTTCATAAACATATTTATGTTTTAAAGGTATTGGCCAATATCCTAGATGATCGTGAAGGCCTTGCAAGTTTTCTTGAATAGTCTTCTTTTTGTCATACATAGGTGTATAACCATCTGTATTCTTTTGCATAGCTCTTAATATTTCATCCTGGAATTGAGGCATCTTTTGTATTGGGCCTAGTAGCTCAAAGTTAGTTGCGTCATAGGGTAAGAATTTAAGGCTGTAAACACCAGAAGGTGTCACAGCTTTAAAAACGTAGAACCTAACCTCATTACTCATTGTCGCTTACTGACTCAGATGCATATCTATAAGCTTGCTCAAACATACTAGGTTGATGTGCATAAACATACTCTATAAAAGCCTGGACTTTCTTTATAGCCAAGAGATCATTTCTAAAATCTAAAGTATGCTTTGGCTCCATAAAGGAGTTTGCAGCCAACATATTATTCTCCATAGTCTTATTTATCACAAGGTCCATAGCGCTATCTATAATAGCTCCCATCTCCGTACTCTTTTCATTCTTCATATACTTCTCCAAAAGTTAATACTAGATAGTACATTAAATCATTTGACATGTAAACATATATGCTTATACTAAAGGTATATTTATTTTATGGAGAAGTATATGAATAAGAGTACGGAAAAAGATATAGATCATAACAACGACCTGGCTTTTAAATTAGCCATTAAGACTTTAGAGGCTTACGCTAAAGACTGCGTTGTTGCTAAAGGCGATAAAACAATGGACCCGATATTAGGTTCTTACCTGTTGGTAAATAACTTAGTTATTGGTCTTTTGTTTAAAGCTGAAGGTTTTGAACAGGATGTTGTAGCTATTTTAAAAGATGCTATAGATGATGCAGAATATAAGATTAACAAATCAAGGAAGGCATCATAATGAGTAGATTAAAAGATTTATTAATAGACGCTGACATGTCAGCAGAAGAAGTTTTACATGAGGGTTGCGAGGACTTTGCACAGTTCTGCGACAGCATGAAGAAACTTAGAGAAGTATCTGATAACTGGTTGCTAGAACATGCGCCTCACTTAGAGCAAGTATGGAAAGAACATACTGAGTCGCAATACTATAAGCATAGAGACTAATCGCGAACAGGCCTTCACCTGGCTTGTATAAAAAATAAAGGTGCAGTCGCCTTGTGAAGTCTTGGGGTGTGACTTGCGACAAAACACCCTACTATTTACAAATTTTGCTATACTAAATGCATGTCGCATTTAAAAATTATAGACTTAGCATCCAAACGGCCCTCACCTACACATATAGAAGCAAAGGATCGCCTGGAACATTTGTTTAATGATTTTATTGTTCGCGGCGCTTCACCTAAAGAAACAGCAAGTCTTATCTTTACCTTTGGGGTGTGTGAGTTACTAAGTTATAGCGAAACACCAGACGAAGGTGTCGAAGTTATAGACGAGGTGCTCTATAACTGTTTCGGTATCAAAAAGAGCGTAAATTCTATCTTTCAAGAGGGTTTTGTCACAGATGAGGATATTGACTGACAAAACTATCGGCTTGAAACACCTACTGGGCCTTGTTTTGGCGTTTTGTCAGTTTTGTCAGGGTTTGTGTCTAAGTGGGTATAAGGTCGGAAATGTTTGAGACTGTATGAGTAACACTAAAGGGTAGGTATAAGAATATATGACAAAACTATATATATACTCTTATTTATATACTATTATTACTCTGTGTACCCCTATATTACAGGCTTTAGAGTTTTGTCAAGAGAAGTCTGACAAAAGTGTGACAAAACTATGACTAAGTTGACAAAAGACCTAAGAGATAAATTGCCGCAATATGTAGTAGATTTGCTTGAAAGGCCAGATGTAGTAAAATTATTAACACAGTTTCCAGGAGCTAGATTATTAGATGCAAAAGAAAAATCACAATATAAGAAAAAGCGTTAAGGTTGAAGCAACACTTGAAGAGGGTGTAGATGATATGCCGATTGAGTATATCAATACAGGCGAGAAGCAATTAACTAAACGTCAAAGACTTCTTGTATGGAACGCTGTAAATGATCCACAGCTTACATGGGCAGAAGCAGCCAAGAAAGCAGGATATAAAAATCCTGTTGTAATTGGCAGATACATGCATGAGGGTAATAAGTATTCTAATGTGCGAACTGAGTATGAGCGATTAATGAATGAAGCTAAGCAGAAGTTTGAGCTGACACATGATAAGGCTGTTGAAGACTTATATAAACTTCGGGATGATGCTTGGGGATCGGGAGCATATAATGCTGCAATTCAGGCACAAGGATTACTTTTGAAAGTCGGGGGCCTTATCGTAGATCGTCGGGAGGTCTTGCATGGCAAGATAGATCAGATGGATAGAAGCGAGGTAGAGAGAAGGTTACAGCAACTACTCGGGAGCAAAGCTATTGAGCATAAGTCGGGAACAGTATTAATTAATAAGTCGGGATCTGAAAATAAGAAGTAGTCGGGAACAGTATTAATTAAAATAGCCTTTGTAGTACGCCCAAGCAAATAATATTATAGTGCCACCTACCAGATAGATCAGGATTGACCAGAGTAATATCTCAATCATCATTCTTGCTCCTCTACTCTTGATTTAATAAAGTAATTAAAACTATTACATTTAGGGCATACAACGTGGTCATCAGTAGACCACGATGTGATTTCATTTCCCTTATCGTCATACGCTTCAGCGTAATCATAGGAAGTATATTTGCAGTCCATACATTCGTTTAATTCATCACTAGTATCTATCTCTAGCTTTGCAATATTTCTAGCGTAATTCATTAGTCTTGCTCCTCTCAATCCACCACAAGGAAACAGTATAGTTTTCTTGTTTACAGTTATTGCAATAACAATCCATCTCATTGCTCTTGTCCTTAATGATCTCTATATCATCAGACGTGCATTCATCACATACATAATTACTCATTATCTTGCTCCTGTGTAGCTATCTAATCCAATAGATAGCAAATTATTAATAAAACTATTGCTATTAGTTCTAGCATTAGTCATTTTCGGACAACGTGAAGCTGTCCTCCCAATAGTCGGTTATCGTTTCTCTGTTGCCATTAGGCAAGGTTTTAACGGGATAGATAACAATTTCTACTGTGTCTCCGTCTTCGCTGTAATGATGTATGTCGTAAGGCTTGTTGCCAATTGTTACCTCGTTCCAGATGTCTATAATCATCAGTCTTGCTCCTTCTTGTATGCACACACCACAAAGTTATAACCCTCTGCATCTGTATCTAAATCTAATAGATCAGTAAGTATATTTAATACGTTTATTTTATGAGACTCAGCATAATCAACGCCAAACCACACACCATCAGGGACAAGAGTCCACCCGTTCTTTTTTAATTCTTTTTTACTAATACTCATCAGTCTTGCTCCTTTAATTTGATCTCTATTTCTTTAATCATATCTTCAGCACTAGAGCTTTCTTGTAATGTGTCCCATTCTTCACTATCTACAATATGTTGTAGTACATCTAGGCAGTCGTTTAGTAATTCTTTTATTGGTATTGTCTCCGTTTTGGTTTTAGCTTGTGCATCTCTTATAGGTTGCATTAGTCTTTCGTGTCTATCGTAAGCTGTTTCTTCATTCATCATTCTGCTCCTTTTGGTTTATAAATTGGTCGGGGTTATTAGTTTTACCATTCGGGTATTTAATAGCCTGCATAAAATCTTTGTGATCTGTCGGCGTCATAATCTTTGATAGCTTCTCAAAAGGTGTATCAGCTTTTAGCTCATACTTCTTTCTTAATCGGGTTATTATATTCTTTGGTGTCTCTTGGCTCATAATTTGTTCCTGTAAATAAGCAGTTTTAATTGATGCTTAGCAAATCGGAGTAATCTTTTAAAATGCTTGAATGATAAAACTAGTATCATCAATCATTATTACTGTTGTTGCTTGTCCAATCTCAGATATAGATTGGTAATCCTCGCCATAGTCCTCTTGGAACGCTTCTAGGTCTTCATACTCTGTGTAATCACAACATAGTGCTATTACATCAAGTTCTATTTGATCGCCAGTATCATCTTCATACTGTTCTAAATAATCATATAGAGCCTTTAAGCCTTCGTATGAAAAAGCATCTTTATACTGGCTAGTGCTTTTAAAAGCGTTTCTAAAATCCCATTTATTTATTGTCTGTATCATTGTTCTTAATCTCCGTTAGTTAATACCATTAAAAGCCCCAATAAAGGAGCTTATTAAATGGTTAGGTTTAGGATACTTCTATTTGTATTTCTCCACGCTTTGCACATGCTTGCATATATTCATCATCTTTTAATATATGGTTTACAGTATCAGTCCAAGTGTTTTTTGGTGATGTAGTAAAGCTATTTTCACAAGTAGAAACTAGAACGCAATCAGCTTCTTTAATATCTCCGTAGCACTCAACATTGTTTATTGTTATTGGTTTCATATTATTTAACTCCTTCTAATATGCTAGATACTTGATCTAATTGCTTTGATGTAAGTTTATTAATAGCATCAGTATTAACTAAAGAGCCGTCTTGCCATGCTTTAAGATCGTTAGTATTTTCATTAAAACCTTTGAAAGTTAGAGTTGTTGATACTCTACACAAATCTCTAATTGGTGAATAATCTCCATCATCTAGATAATGAATGTTTATTTTAATATCTTGATCTTTTAGATTTTGTAAATATAAAGTAGCGTCAACATCTTCTTCTAAATAGTAATTAGTTTTATCTTCATAAGAGTAACAGCTAATACTGTTCATAGTTCTATTAGTTCTATTAAAGAATTCCATACTGACCTTTAGCCATGCATGACCACCATCTTCATGCATAGTTAAATATGCTTCTTGTATTAATTGGTTTTTCATTTTATTTTCTCCGTATGCGGGAATAATTGCCCGTAAGGTTATTATACACGAAGAGTATACAAATAGTATATTTATTTAATGATTATCTTCTATAGGTGTAACTGTTATGGATAATTAATAGTATCTAGGGTGTTAGTTAGTTGCTTGTACTTTTATAAATGAATAAGCAATTTGATCTGTAAAGAGGGGAGAGGTGAAGCTGTCGCTTCAGTCGGATTGTCGGGAATATTGTCGGGAGTCGGGAACGCCAAAAGGTCTATATATCATACTACTATACCTATTTACCTATTACTATATATATATTAAAGGTTGTTTTTTTTAGCCTCTAAATCAGCTCTAAGCCTATATAAAAAAAGGATTTATTAGATCAAATCAGTTGTATACATTTAGTATAATATCAATTAAACTTATCTCAAGGCAGAAATTAATCTGCTGAATTTATGGAGTGTGAATTATGAAGAACTTAATATTAAAATGGTGTGGGCTAACGCCTTCTTTTATCGGCGAGGTTATTAGAATAACAGTAAGGGAGGAAATGCTTAAACAAAGAGAGGAGAATATAGAGCTTGTTACTAACCGCCTAAACAACAGGTACGACATAGAAGGAATGGCTGGTAAGCTAGATGATATGGAAAACTCAATACAAGACCTAGAATATAGGGGCAATAATTGGGACAGCATAGCTGACAAGATGGAAGATCTAGAGATACAGGACATAGTAGACGAAGTAACAGCCCAAGTAGACTTTGATAAGGTGCAAGAGCTAGACGACAGACTAACTGAGCTACTAGCTGGATATAAACTAGAGGTTAAACTAACTCAGGAGGAATTCTAAGATGGATATAGAATCAAAGAGAAGAGAGCCACGCGTTAAAGTGGCTCTCTTTACTACTGGCGAAGTTGTAGAGTGTGTAGATGTAGCCCCTAGGGTGTTTAATACTTACCTAATAGATAAGTTTAATATGTCCTTTTCAAGGGGTTGTAGGGTTGGTAGAGCAATAGAAAAGTTATACAACGAATGCACACCCTTAGACTCTAGGAATAGGGACAGACTTATGAGGTTAACACTTGCGGAAGTGTTAGACCTCTACGGAACAAAAGAAGAGATGTATAACCACTTTCAAGAGGAGGCAAATAAAAATGACTAGACAACACTTCCAAGCAATCGCGGAGGCTCTGAGACTATCTCAGGCCTCTGATGAGACTATTAATGCAATCATTGATGTTTGTATCAAGTTTAATAATCAATTCGACCAGAGCAAATTTAGAGATGCGTGTAATTCTGTTTACAGCTCTCATAAACATTACAAGAAGGAGGCATGTTAGTTTGGCTAGCTCTTCTGTTTATAGTATTTGTTTACTTTATTGAGTAGAAGAGGGGGGTTAAAAGGGGCAAATATGCCCCTTTTTTATGTCTTATAGATAGAAGAGGGGAGAAGGGGGGCTATATTTATATGTATCTATAGTTATTACAGCACCCCGCAAACCCGCATTACTACAGCATTCTTAAATATATGCAGATAATAATTGTATAACTAGACCGCCCTCTCCTCTTTGCAAGGCATAAAGAAATTGGTCGCTTCGCTCCTGCTAACTCGGTCGCTACGCTCCCTCTTAAGGGACTCTATAGGATCGGGATTAGTCGGTAGTAATCGGAGTATTACTTAACCCCTACACACCCTATATATATACTTACATATACATACTACTATCTACAGTATTACAGTTACAATTTCACATGTTTTTTTAACATTTGGTTTTTACTTGTATAAGGTACCCTATTCCAGTTATAATTTTCCCAAAGGTTTTGCAGGTAGGAATGAGACACTTCGCTCAAATTCTTCTCCAAAAGATTCACACTTGCCTGCAAAATTTTTTCTGGAGAAAAAAAGTATGGCAAATGGCTTCGACACAGATTACGATTTTTTAAATTTGCCCGAGGCAGGTTCCAACGTGTCAGGTCCAATTGAGGCCCCATCTTTTGATCCAACCGATTTTAGTTTTAACGCTGATAGATATGCCCCCAAAAATCTTCCAGATGTTAATCCAATAGCTTCAAGTATTCCAGGATTATCTGATGATGAGATTTCTAGCGTTTTAGGTAACGCTCGTCCATTTGAAGATGTCCAATCACTTGGAGCAACATTTGGAGAAAAACTTGCAGGCGTAGAAAAATTCTTTGGAGATAGAGTTGCTGGTTTGCAAGGTAACATTGACGATTTAATAAATACCAAAAGCGATTTAACAAAACAATTAGAGGCTGCATTTTTACAACAAGATGAAATGAGCCAACAAGCTATTGAAGAACAGATAGCTGCCCTAGATAAACAAAGAGCAGAGTTGGTTGCGCAACTTGAAGAATCTGTTGCCGAAGCTGAGGCGCAAGGTGTAGATGCTGTTGCTGCCGCAGAACAAGTTACTGCTGACCAAAAACAAGAATTTGAAGGTCAAATTTCAGGTTTAGATCAACAACTACAAGATTTAGAAGCATCTAAGCAAGAAGCTATTGCAGCTGGCGACCAACAGCGAGTTTCTGAATTAGAGGCACAACAACAAGAATTAACTGCTCAACGTGAACAACTTGTTAGCCAAATGGAGCAAGAGTTTGGCTCAGAGCGTGGCGATATGGAAGCTCAACAAGCTGAACTTGAAGGTCAGCTCCAAGAAATACAAGCAGCGCAAGAACAAGCAATTGCTGAGCGTGACCAAGCCGTTGCACAACAAGATACTATAAGAGCGCAAGCAGCCGATGAACAAGTAAAAGCGCTAGAAGGATTAAAACAACAGTTACTTACAGAGCGTGAAAGCATAGTTGGTGGCCTAGAAGGCACTATTGGCGACCTACAAGGTGAGATAGATAGCCTAACTGGTGCTAGAGACTCAGCTGAAGCAGAAAGAGATCAAGCGATTGCTAATAACGACATCATTAAAGCTGAGGCTGCTGACCAACAAGCGCAAGCACTTGATGCTCAAGCTGGTGATTATCAAGCTCAATTAGATGAATTAACAGGCCAAAGCACCCAATATCAGGGTCAAGTAAGCGAAAGAGATCAAACCATTGCTGATTTACAAGCACAGATAGCTGCACTACAAGAGCAAGGCACTTCAGTTGCAGACCCAATGTTACCACCTGATCCAGGTAACCAGCCAGGTGAAGTCCCTGGTATGGGCGGCAAGTACGATAAACCAATATCAATAGGTGGCCCAGGCGGTAAAGATGGCATAGTTTATGCAGGCGGAACTCCTGGATTTGATGAAAAAGGTCCTGGGTTTACACCAGGAGGACCCCCTATTTCAGATTTTCAAGTTGATATAGATAAAATAAATGCACTTACGCCAGATGATATAAATCCTTATATACCTTTTCCTGATTTAGATATTGATGTAGGCAAAATAGATATGGGCGAATATGGCGATGATATCCAATACAAAGGTGGCAGCAAAGACTTTGATGAAACTGGCGGTGGATTTAACGGTATAGATCTTGGCATGCCAAAATTGCCTGAACCAAAATCACCAGTACCACAAACTTTTATAGAGCAACTGCCTCCAAGAAACAAAAGACCTCCAATGCCTCCATCAATAGGCAGGCCGAAAGCACCCATACTAGGCGGTAGTGATTATATGCCTAAGCCACCAAAAGATTTAAAACCTAAACCAAAACCTAAGCCTAAGCCTAAGCCAAAGAAAAAACCTAGAGATATGATTTTTGCAAGTGCTAGACCAAAGAGTGGTGGAACTGCTAGAATAGGAAGCAGGAGATAAATTATGAGTAAAATAAGAGCAGCAATGGAAATGATGGGTAGGAGCCTACCAGGTAGAAGTCAAAACATTTCTCAACAAGTTTTAGGAAATCCAGGACGTAGACAAGAGATGATGGGTAGAAATATTCCAGGCAGAGGCGGTCTAGGCGGTTTAACACAAGGAACACAAGACATATCTAAATTAAATGCTTTAACAAGAGCTGCAACGATTGGTGGTGCAGCAGGAGCAGGCGCTGTTGATATGACAGATGGTTTTACTAAAGCAGGCAGCATTGAAAATAGCATATTTGCAAATCCAGAAGAATTGGGAAGACAAGCAGCAAGAGCTAAAATGGGTCTTCAAGATATTATGGATAAAGCTAGAGGTAAAGCAGAAGAATTAGGACAAGCTCCTCAACTTTACATGTTTCAAATACAAAGTGGTTATCAAGACGAGATGAATAAACAACAAGCTATGATGGCACCACCAGAAGAAGAGGGAATGAAACCTGTTTCTTTATTGTTTTCAGGCGGAGGCGAAGCTTCTTTCCCAGATTTAACAGGCGATGGTCAAGTTACTCGAGCTGATATCTTAAAAGGTAGAGGCGTATATGCAGAAGGCGGCGCAGCTATAGGTGACGAGCTTGCTGGCATGGAAATGTCTGAAGAAGATGCTATGGCTGAAATACAAGGTATTGCTCCGCAAGCAAAAATGATAGAACAGCTAGTTATGGCTGTAATGCAAATGATTCAACAAGGCATTGGAGAACAAGAAATTATAGATTTCTTAAAAGAACAAGGGCTTGATGAAGAAGACATAGAAGATTTATTTACAATGGTCATGCAACAAATGCAACAAGGCCAACAAGGTCAAGAAGACCCAATAGCTAATGAGCTACAGGAGATGAGTTAATGATGCAAAATATGATGTACAATCCAGGAATGTCGCAACAGATGCAGCAACAACAAATGAATAATATGCAAAAACCAGCTGGTATGCCGCAACAAGGTATGGCTTATACGCAGGCAATTACTCAAGGCCCTGGCGGTCAAATGTATACAGACGGATCTATGCAAACTCCATATAATCCATCTGGCAATAATATGCGTGGCAATCTTATGCAAGGCATTGGCAATCATATGGCTGTTTTGCCAAAAGAAATGGGCGGTATAACTTCTATAGGGCAAATAGGTCAAGATCCTAGAATACCTAGCATGGGTAATGAGAATCCAATATCATTTACACCACCAATTACAACGCCAGGAAGTGGCATGAAACAGCCTATGCCTGTAAATGATGGCCCTGGAAGCATGGGCAGACCTGTAGCTCCAATATTAGGCGGTAATGACTTTTTACCGAAACCTAGTTTTGGTATGCCTCAACCTGTACAACCACCTCAACGACCAGTATCTAAACCGTATATGCCAACTATACAACCACCTCAAGATTTTAATAGACCCCCAATGCTAAGCGATGGTGGTAATCAATTTCGCGGAAACTTTGGCAGACCACCTCAACAAGTTGGCGGTGGCTTTATGCCACAACCACCTATGTTTGGTGGAGGCGGTAACTTCGGTGGCGGATACGGCAGACCTCCTCAGTTTGGAGGCGGTGGTAATTTTGGCGGCGGTGGATTCGGTAGACCCCCAATGTTCGGTGGCGGTAATCAGTTCGGCGGTGGCGGTAATTTTGGTGGAGGCTTCGGTAGACCTCCTCAATTCGGCGGCGGCGGCGGAATGGGCGGCGGTTACGGCGGAGGCTTCGGTGGAGGTTTCGGTGGCGGCAACAGATTCGGCGGTGGTAATAGATTCGGTGGTGGCAATCAGTTTGGCGGTGGATACGGCGGTGGATTTGGTGGTGGTAGACCTCCCCAGTTCGGCGGTGGATTTCCAGGCATGGGCGGTGGATTTAGAGGCGGCTTCCCAGGAATGGGTGGCGGTATGGGTGGCGGTATGGGTGGAGGCTTTAGAGGCAATCCATTCGGCAATCAATTCGGCGGCGGACGTGGTGGCTTTGGTGGCGGACGTGGCGGTGGACGTGGTAACTTCGGCGGTGGACGTAATCCATTTCAAGGTGGCGGTTTAGGCGGTATGTTCCCAGGAATGGGTGGCGGTGGAATGACGGTGGATTTCCAGAGACGTGGCGGTAGGAGAGATCAACCATTAGGTAGAGACATGCCAAGGATGGGGGGCGGTGGAAATCGTTTTGGCAGACAATCTATGTATGACAGATTGCAAGGGCAGCAACAACTTAGACCAGCAATAGCAACAAGAGGTCCAGCAAATACGATGCAAAGCATGTTTGCTAGATAAAAATGGCAGAACTACCTAACGTAGAATCTATAGCAGACATGAGTTCAAGGCTGCTTAATAACACGCAACCCACTCAAGCACCTCCAGAATTTATGATGGAGATTGGCGAGTATGGTGGAGTAATGCCAAGAAACTATTTACAAGAAGCTCAACAAATGGCTGCTGATACTAGTGGTATTATGGGAATGTCTTTTCCTTACAGCAAAATGCCTTTAAAAAAATTAGAAAAATTATATGAAAAGTTAAGAGTAGACTTTAATAGACAGATAAAACTTACTAAAAATATTGATCCTAATGAAAGAGCTGCTGCTCAACAAGCAGTCAAAAGAATAAAAGATGAAGCAGTTAAGGTGCAAGAAGCAATAAGCAAAAAACAATGAACCTCTCAAAGTTAACTGAGACAGAGCTTAAGGAAGCCCTGATGCTCAAAGAAAAGCTTGACGGCTTTGAAATACAAGAAAAATGCCAAAACGATTTTTTGTTCTACGTGGAACACATGTGGCCCGAATTTATATGTGGTCGTCATCACAAAATATTTGCAGAAAAACTTAACAAGGTAGCGTCAGGCGAGATTAAACGTTTGATTGTTAACATGCCTCCTCGTCATACTAAGTCAGAATTTGCTTCTACTTTCTTTCCGTCATACATCATGGGTAAAAAACCTAAGATGAAGATTATGCAAACAACTCACACAGGTGAACTAGCTGTGCGATTTGGTCGTAAGGTCAGAAACTTAATGGATCAAAAAGAATATAAAGATGTATTTCCTGAAGTTAAGTTACAAGCCGATAACAAATCAGCTGGACGTTGGGAAACTAATAAAGGCGGCGAATACTTTGCAGCTGGTGTAGGTGGTGCTGTTACTGGTAGGGGTGCGGATTTACTTATCATTG